CCGTTTTGGAAATCTCCGATCCAATTCAACGCCTTCGCCAAGTGAGCGACATTCTCGGAAAGGAAATCGAAGTCCTCTCCATGCAGCACAAGATTCAAGCGCAAGCCAAAGGGGAGATGGACAAGACCCAGCGGGAGTATTTCCTGCGTGAACAACTGAAAGCCATTCAGAAGGAGTTGGGCGAACTCGATGAACGGGCGGAAGAAGTCACGGAATTCCGCAAACGGATCAAAGACGCAAAGATGCCCGACAAGGTCTTGAAGGAAGCCGAAAAGCAGCTCAAGCGTCTCGAAAAAATGCACCCGGATACCGCCGAGTCCGCAACGGTGCGAACCTATTTGGAATGGATGGTCGAATTACCGTGGTCCAAGCGGTCGAAGGATAACCTCGACCTAAAGGCTGCCGCCAAAGTATTGAATGACGACCACATGTAGCTATTTCTGCATCACTCGATTGATACCGACGTGTATTATATTTTACTTTATAACCTTTGTTTATAGCGTCATCTAATAAATCAGTTATGTCGCTTTTAGTATTGTCTAACTCTTGGTTTTCTTTTTCTGACACCCATTTTAACTCGTTGCCTGGTTTTATACCATAACTGTCAAACCAGTTTATGATATTGTCAGTACGTGTTAACGCCACCCAATGGCCTACATTTTTTTTACTTTCTATTAGAAGGATCGCATAATCATTTGGTTTTGGTAGTATATCGTCTATACCATTAAATAACTGATTTAGCTCGCCATATCGGTATACATGTTTTTTTGTATTCATATATTTTTCTATATCATCATCTGATATAGATTTATACATTCGTTTATTAATCTCGTTCAAGTCCATCCTATAAAATTATAGTAGAAATTAAACGAATGAATGAAGTTTACTTTGACGCATTCCACCGCTTCTACCCATTCCTTTCTTTTTAAATCCATCCCCAATCAGTCGTTGGTTATCATCATGATTACTCGATTTGTACCGATCCTCTTCACTGGCTTTTAAAACAGTCTCCATGGTTAGTAAACCTCGATAAATAGCCGCTGTACCTTGATTTAAGACGAACAAACCAGAGTTCACCGTTATCATCACCACTTGAGGAGTCATAAGTGCAGCACCATTGTTCCGTACTGTAACATTAACTTGAAGATTATACTGACCGCTAGATCCGCATGAGTGCATTGCGTCGAGACATAGGTCACTGCTCGGGTCTATAGCGAGGACCGCACCTACCGTTGATATATCACTACCAACACCAGTAACATCTGCATCACCTCTTACACCTGAGTAACTATAACCACTCCATTCGTACCAGTTCATATTACAACCTGCGGCTTTCGACATTCTAAAAAGCTGTTGTTGTGATGCACTGCTTAATATGCCTGAAACATTATTAAAATTGCAACTTATTTTTTCGATTGGAAGGAATGTCTCACTTATTCTATAGCTTGATACACTATCACGTGCATATAATAAGATTAAATCAGGAATTTGTGACAGTTGCACATTTTGTAAGACAATTTCACTTGTACCATTTGCTGCTATTGCCGCTGTATTATTTGGGGTTGTGACATATCTCGTATACTCACAATAGTCCACAACATTCTTAGACGCGATAACCTGTGTTGGTTGTAATGACAAATAATTTACTAATAATTTGGCTCCAGAAATACCTGTTAATTTACAAGAATATAAATTACCTGCCCCAGTATTATACTTTAATGCTGTGCACCAACTTCTAGTACAATCTGCATTTAAATTTAAATTTAAATTAAATTGGTTTAAGCCTAGGATTCCAGCTGGATGTTCAGATTGGCCTGAAAATATAAATGGTGATAAGAAGAGTGGTTCGGTGAACGTCGCATTGAATCTAATAGTATATGTCTTAGCTAATACTGCCGCTACAGTTACAGGCGCTGCTGTTGTAAGAACATAATTAACTAATGGATGACAACCACGTGGTAGGTTCTCAGAATCCAACCCATCGATATACCCATTTAAGGGACTGTTTTGAGCCGATGGGTCATCAATATTATAGCTTGCACAATCACTAAAGTTTTTATAATTATCGAGGTATGTAGGTGTCATATTATTGTATTGGTTCAATTTATTTTTTGGTATGTATCTTAGTAAGGCAGGGAGGACATCAGACGAATTGATACTCACAGAGGCGTTGTTAATAGTGGCGCTTGCGGTCTCTATAAGGTGTGAAAATGGGAAGCTTTGAAATCCATCGGTGATGCCGTAACGAAACACTGGTTGTGTAGCTACAAGATTATCAGGAAGGTCTCCAGCATCAGCAGCTAATGTAATAACTATTTCAAATGAACAAGTAGCCTGGATTAGAATATTTCTGTCCATGACAACTGATTCTGATGGAGCCTGGACGGTAAATGTGACATTCGTCGGACTTGCACTGTTTGCAGTGTAACTTTGATAAGTGCTCTGGCTTGGGCCTGATCGGACGTTATATACAATCTCTTCCTTGATATCTAATCTGCTGTCTCTAACCAACTCAGTTTTAAAATCACTTGAAGCCATTTACTATATATATTATAGTAAAGATAAAAGTTTTTTTATTTTGAAATTAATGATTTTTTAATAAACATTAATTTCATGCTGGCACTCGCACCCGCCGGCAGGAGAAAAATATTAAGATTCCCCAACTTATCCCTATAATAAACATTTATATCTATTTGTTTGATTTCTTGACCACCGATTAATCCAATATATCGATAATTCCCTGATGGAGTGTATAGAAGTGAACCCCCATCACGATATTGAGACTCCTCAGCGATAAAATCTGTTATAATGTTCTGGTATATATCTGATGTGTTAGCAGCTAAGTTAATCACTTGTGATCCATCTAGAATTATTGGTGCCGATAGTTGGTTGGGGACTATAGGCATTGTTGATGTGGTGAATAATATGCTACTGATCGGACTAGCTTGCGCCAGTGTGCTATAGTTTTGTGTGACTTTAATGAATGGGTTGGGGTTTGAATACAATTCAACAACATCTGATCCACCGAATGGATCGCATAAAAGTTGAAATCTCATTTCAGGAGAATTATTTAGATATTTTATAAATGGGAATGAATTAAATAGTGCTGCGAGAGGTTCATTGATAAAAATTTTAATCCCTGGGCTAGAATTGGGGGCATAATGACTTAATCGCACAAATAGGTCTGCACAGTTTCTATTTGAATCCCACCTCAAAAATGGAGGATCTACAGCCGCTACTCCACCAAATAATTTAACTAATTCGACAAACGCATCATCAAAGCATTGGTTTACTAATTTAATTAACCACTCGTAGTTATAGGATTTATAGTAATCACTTGAAAAATCTTGGAATCCATTTGGTCTTAAATTTGGTGCTAGTGGAACTGGAGTTCCAATAACTGGACAAACCCAGTTTATATAAGTTGGTGCTGGTGTGTATACATTCCCAAATGTATCAGTGCATTGAAGTATAATTGAATATGGTGTTAGGTTAACATCACCTTGATTTTTTTGTATATCGGCGAACCATACTGGTAGACTGAATGTGTCTATTTGAAAACGAACGACACTTAATAAATAGTCATTAGCTACACGGACTAAAGGCGAATCTCTTGTTTCTGAGAATCTAAGGTGCTTATCAACAGATGATTGAAAGTTTCTGAGGCATAAATCATAATACATCACATCTGGGTCGGAATCCATTTTGTATATATAATATTAATGTGAAAATAAAATGTTATTTAAATATATAAATGGATGAAATTGATTTATATGAATCAAAACCTATTGAAAATAAAAAGAAGAGTAAACGGACTACAAAAAAAGAACTGAAAAAAGTTGGTAAGCATAAATCTTATGTGGAAATAAAACACGGAAAATTTATTGTGAGCTTTGAATAATTTTCTACATCTAAATATATATAAAATGTATTTTAAATGTGTATCATGTAGTACTTTGTATGTGGTTTTAGGCGATTACAATTATTGTCATCCATGTTTGTTGAATAAAAACTTAAAACGTTGTGAGTATTTGATGTCACAAAAACATCAATGTAAAAATCTAACAGTGGATAATAAATGTATCTTACACAAAAATATTATATAACATTATAATATAAATATGATGATGCGATGTATCAGTTGCAACTATTTTTATGATCCAAAAACAAATAATTATTATTGTTCAAAATGTGTTGTTAGTCCACGATTGAGACAATGCCATCATCAACACATTGAAGGCGAATTTTGTAAATGGGTTTCAATCTATGAGTATTGTATGTTCCATCGATAAAATAACTTAATATATATCTTTTAAAATATATATTAATTTTCACATGTAAATATATATATATGCCTGAAATTCTAGAAGTATATCAGAACACTTTAAATTATAATAATGCTGTGTGGGAGAGTAATTATATTTTTATAGGAGATGCAGGGTCCATCTCTTTTTCAGTTTATTCAAATGTAAGCTGTAAATATGGTATACGATATTATTTTGATAATAAATACGAATTAGCACGATATGATGAAAATACATTAAATGGTGGAGAGACTAATAAAATTTTATCAAATGTTGAAAATAGATATTGTCAATTTTTTGTTAATACATTTGACTCCATACCATGCAACTTAAAGACACAAGCATTTTTTTCAAACAATAATTTAGAATCAAAAATTGAAAACTTCCCATTGGTTCAGAATATAAAAACATCATCTACTGATGTTTTTGGTAACCAGGTAGTTACGAATTTGACACCAATGATTCAATATGTTTTTAATAATACAATTAACACATCTGGTAGTACGATGCCATCAATTGGATATGATAATATTGTTATTGATTCTGACTCAATAGATCCTTCAAATCAACAAACAATTCAAATCTATAATAATGTTATATTTCTTGGTGTAAAAAGTATAGCATTAACCGCACATACATATTTACGGCTTAGAAGTCAGTTTATGGTACCATATAGGGCTGGTGTGTCTAATGTTATTACATTTACTGGATTGTTTCAAAAGTTATCAAATCATGATTCATTCCTTGGGTTTGGAGTAAGTAATGATGCACCAACAAATACAATATATTCTGGTTGTTTTATTGGTTATGTTTTAGAAGAAATTGAATTATGTGTCATATATTATTTATCTGGGACAAAATATTACGTTAAACAATCCGATTGGTTAAATTATAATAATTCAAAAAGTTTTATTTGGAGTAATGCTAATATATTTAAAATAGAAATGGGTTATTTGGGTTTTTATGGATATAAAATTTCTGTTATAAACCCGGATGGTAGTGATTGGATATTTTTACATTATTTGTCGTTTGTTAACACAACGACAACACCATATTTAGATTATAGTAGTTTGGGGTTCATAATACAAATTAATAGGGGTGCTGTGACTGGTATAAATAATTTTATGGTTGGATGCGGCAGTATGATGATACAAAGTAATTCACCACCACAATTAATTTATATTAATGATATTATTAGTTCGGTTAATCCGTTAAGTTCTTTTTCATCTAATGCTGAGCGCGTGATATTGGTTATTAAATCGAAAAGTTTGTTTTTAAATAAGAAAAATTTTAATACATGGGTTTTAAATCATATTACTGGGTATGCTACTAGCACAAAACCAATTGTGTTTAGAATATATAAAGGGACATGGTCTAATAGCTATACTTTTACTGGATTTACAGATGTTAATACAGATGTTTGTTCATTAGAATATACTTTTAATGCTACTAATGTCGCACTACCAGTCGGACAACGAATTATTCATTCTTTTGCTTTAAAAACTGGTGGTGATAATTTTGAAAAATTTTTTAATGAGGGTTATTTAAATTATAGTAGAGTGTTGTTTATGACAATTTATTCGACGGCTAATATTACTGATTCAGTTTTTAATGTGTCAGTTGGGGACTACCACTAACGCATTACGTTGTGCTTCTTTTAATAAACGTCTTTGTTTTATTTCTTCTTTTTTAGCTTGTAACGCTAAAAATTTCTCATGACGTATTTTTTCACGTTGTTCTTGTTTTATCCTTTTTTCATCTATTTTTTGTAAAATTTCAACAGCTTTTAATTTTTGATTTTCTATAACAATTTGACGTTCCATTATCTTGTTTAACGCTCTTTCTTGCTTTTCTTTTTTAGTATTTTCTTTAATTATTAATTTATTTTCTTTTGTTTGTTGTTTTAGTTCTTTAGACTCTTCAATTTCTTTAATTAATTTAAGTTCTTCATCAGTTGGGGGTAATTCAGGCTTTTGTTGGGGTTTTGGTGTGGCTTTTTCTATTTTATACGCCTCTGCTTTGGCTTTTTTTGTGGCTTCGTGTATTAGTACACGTTCTAAAGCACGTTTGGTTTTTAATTCTTGTTTTTCTATGTATAACCGTTCTAGTGTTTTACGTGCTTCTTCTCTTTTTTCGGTTATGCGTTTTTGTTCTTGTTCTTTTTGGGCTAGTCGTTCGAGACGGCGTGATTCTATTGTGGAACCTGGTGTGACTCTGGGTGGTTTTATTGCGTTTAGTGGTTTGTTTATTTTATATTCGGTGTATATGGGGTTTTCGCGTATTAGTAGGTTGTCTTTGCATGGATAACTTTTTAGAAAATATTTTTGTAACATGTCGCGCGATGAAATGTAGCCGTGTTTGTCGCGTAATATTAGGACACATTCGTCGTATGTTTTTGCAGTGAATATGTGGGTTATAGTATTTTTGTCGGTGTAGGTGATTTCATATTTGTGGGGAGCGTTTGATTGAGACATTGTTAAAATTTATTGTTATAATATTATATGAGATTTATTTTTTAAATCATTTTAAACGCGATAATTTTTTATCGCGTTTTTGAAATTTGTTTTGAAATTTATTTAGTGGAAGAGACACCCACACCGCGCAGGATGTTTGGAGCGTTATACATAATGTGACAAATTTTTGGACCAAATTGAGTCGACCGCCTTAGTATACAGGAGGGAAATTTT